TGGCGAGGTAATGTTTGTACCCCTCGCACCCGGCAACCGCCACTTCGACGAAATAATGAAACAGGTCGCAGCCGGTGACTTGACCATCAAGGACGCTGACTGATGTTTGGCGAACTGGCACTATCTGAAAGGGCGATAGCCGCACAGGGTATCCTGTCTTTTGGCAGTTCCAGTATGATTGGCACCTTCAGCAAGGTGAGCGCCGCCGCCGGTCTATTAACTGCCGTTATAGAAGCCTCTGCGAACTTTACTCAAGACACTGACGCGGTAATGATTGCCAGCGCAGATGTCGTAAAGTCGTTTAACTTTACACAGACATCAACAGGGACACGGATACAAACAGGGGCAGCAAGCTCCATCTTTGACTTTACGCAAAGCGCCGCCGGGATATTCATTGGCTCTGGCGTGTCTACGCTTGACGCAAACTTTACGCAAAGTAGTGCGGGCGTAACAGTTGTCAGCGGTATATCAGAGCAATCGTTTAACTTTACACAGGTCAGCACGGCAAGCCTGATTGCTCACGGCCTGATAAACATCAACACACAGTTTGATCAAACAACAGTCGGTATCAGAATTAGAACCGACAGCGCCACGATGGACTTTGCTTTTGATCAGACAACCGCCGCTAATCTTATTCTTACTGACGCAGCAGAAATTGTCGCTGTTTTTGTAATGACTGCAAATGGTGCATTGTTATGGGAAAGGGTGGACCCCGGAACCACCTCAAACTGGTCTAACATCACTCATACTGGCGATACATGGACAGAAATTTCGTACGGTGGTACAAGTGATACATGGACACAGATGGTGAAGTAAATGGCATCTACATATACAGACAACAGCGGTATTGAAAAGCCCAATACTGGAGAGCAATCAGGCACTTGGGGCAACACCACAAACACAAACTTTGATATTATTGATCGTGTTCTTAGTGGTGTGGGCGGCATTACGCTATCTGGGACAACTCATACACTTAGCACCTCTGACGGCTCGTTAGCGGATGGGCATTATAAGGTTTTGGTTTTGGGTGGCTCTCCATCTGGGTCAAATACAGTTACAATCACCCCAAATGATCAAGATAAGTTGTATCTTGTTCACAACAATACAGGCCAATCAGCTATTTTCACACAAGGTTCGGGGTCTAATGCAACTATTGCAGCGGGTGCTTTCGCGTGGATTTTTGCAGATGGCGAGGGGTCTGGTGCAGCGGTTACAAAGATGACGGTAGACACAGCGTCTATCGAAGACTCGGCTGTTACAACGGCTAAAATTGCAGACAACGCTGTTACCGCAGCGAAGCTGGCTGACACTGCTGTCTTTGCATCAGGGACTAAAATGCTGTTTCAGCAAACAGCCGCCCCAACAGGATGGACAAAGGACACGAGCAATAATGACAAGGCCCTTCGTGTTACCAGTGGGACTGTAGGGACGGGGGGATCTGTGGCTTTTGAGACTGCGTTTGCTAGCCAGACTCCATCTGGGTCTGTTAGCTCATCAGTTAGCGGTACGGTGGCTAATCACACGCTTACCACCAGTCAGATCCCATCTCACACCCATACAGGAAATGTTGATCTAAGGACAAACTGGGAATCTGGGACATCCAGTCAATCTCCTGTCGGAACAGGAGATGCTAGATACGATGGGTCCGGTTCAAGCCCCTCGTTTACCACTGCTGCCACTGGCGGCGGCGGCGCTCACAATCACGGTTGGTCTGGGTCTGTTAGTTCATCTTTTTCTGGTAGCGCAATAAATTTAGATGTTCAGTTTGTAGATGTGATTATCTGCACAAAGGATTAGTTATGAAGTTAGAGGTAAAACAGAACTGCCCTCTTGATGGCTTCAATCCATGTAAACAATTTGATTGTGCTTGGTTTATGAAAATTGATGGCACCAATCCAAATAACGGCAAGCCTACAGAAGAGTGGGGCTGCGCCATGGCATGGCTGCCCATTCTTATGATAGAGAATGCCCAACAATCTCGTCAGACTGGTGCTGCTGTAGAATCTTTTAGAAATGAGATGGTAGAATCAAACAAGATTCAGCAGGCTATTTCAGCTTTAACCGCGAGATCTAATCATAAAATGTTGGAGGTGTAATGTGCCTCTTCAAAAATTACAATTTCGCCCCGGTGTAAATCAGGAAGTTACCTCCTACTCTAATGAAGGTGGCTGGCGTAATTGTGACAAAATAAGATTTAGAATGGGCTATCCAGAAAAGATGGGTGGCTGGGAAAAGTACGCATCTTCTACATATTTGGGGTCTGCAAGGGCTTTGCATAATTGGATAGCACTAGATGGATCTAACTATCTGGGTGTAGGAACGCATCTCAAATACTATATAGAAGAAGGTCAGGCATTTGCAGATATAACTCCTATAAGATCTACCACTGGAGCAGGAGATGCTACATTCTCTGCAACCAACGGAAGCTCTATAATCACCGTTACAGACGCATCTCACGGCGCTGTTGAAAATGATTTTGTAACCTTTTCAAGCGCAGCCTCTTTGGGCGGCAATATCACTGCAACCATCCTCAATGCAGAGCATCAAATTACTCAGATTGTAGATGCCAACACATACAAGATAAATGTAAGCGCTACAGCGACCGGTTCAGATTCATCGAATGGAGGCAGCAATACTGTAGCTGTTTATCAGATAAACGTGGGCCTTGATACGGTTGTGGGAGGAACTGGTTGGGGTGCAGGCACATGGGGACGAGGCACATGGGGTTCGGCAGAGCCTAATGGATTGACCACGATAACTGAAATTAGGCTGTGGTCGCATGACAACTTCGGTGAAGACCTAATAATTAATCCAAGAGACGGCGGCATATTTTATTGGGACAGAACAAACAATCTATCAACTAGAGCGGTAGAGCTTTCCACTCTATCTGGGACAAAGACAAGCGTTCCTACGATTGCAAAGCAGGTTCTTGTTTCGGATCAGGATAGGCATGTTCTTGTATTTGGATGTGATGATATCGGGGCTAACTCAGGAGCGACACAGGGCAACGGGATTCAAGACCCTCTTCTTATAAGGTTTTCAGATCAGGAAAACCCCATAGATTACTTCCCCACTAGCACAAATACAGCAGGGAGCTTGCGTCTTGGTTCTGGCTCTACATTTGTTCAAGCGGTAGAGACTAAAAGAGAGGTGTTGATATGGACAGACACGGCTCTTTTTTCTATGAGATTTATCGGTCCGCCATTCACCTTTGGTCTACAGCAGCTTTCGTCTAACATCACAATTATGGGTCCAAACTCCGCCATAGCCACAGAGGATGTGGTTTATTGGATGGGTATAGATAATTTCTATAGATATGCCGGTCAGACAGAACAGCTTCAGTGTACCGTGAAAGAAAAGGTGTTCTCAGATTTTAACCTTGCACAGTCGGGAAAGGTTGTGTCTGGAATCAATTCTGAGTTTTCGGAGATATTCTGGTTCTATCCCTCGGCTGGCTCATCGGATAACGATAAGTATGTTGTTTATAATTACGGCCAAGACATCTGGTACTTTGGCGACCTATCAAGAACAGCTTGGCTGGACAGGGGGACAAGAACTTTCCCAGTAGCGGCTGGCGGTCAGTATTTGTATAATCACGAGCTTGGGTACGATGATGACGGTAGCGCGATGAACTCGTTTATTGAGTCTGCTGCCATGGACATCGGTGATGGCGAGAAGTTTACATACATAAGCAGGGTGATACCTGATCTTAGCTTTACAGGATCAACTAACCTAAGCAGCCCACAAGCAACATTTACCGTTAAATCACGCAACTTCCCCGGCGCTAGCTTCGACAACACCGCATCTGGGGTTGCAACAAGAACCGCATCGTCTCCTGTAGAGCTTTATACAAATCAATTATATCTCAGATCCAGAGGTCGTTCATTTGTAATACGGGTAGAGTCTGATGCACTTGGGGCTAAATGGCAGCTAGGAAGCCCAAGGGTGGACTCTAGAGAGGATGGTAGAAGGTAATGTCTTCTAATCAGATAGCCCCTCCAAGACTTCCTGAAGCCCCGCAAGAGTATTCTGTGCAGTACATGGCAGACCTGTTGAGGGCATTAGAGCTTTTTATATCGCAAGAAAGAAACCCCGGTGAGATGCGTGGAACGAAGATAACGCTTACAAATCTTCCGACTAGCGCAACGGGGTTAGAGAGCGGCGCTCTTTACAACGATAGCGGAACTGTAAAAATTGTATCATAGTACAAATTGACAGATTATGAGCAGCAAGCAGCTACAGAGCGAAAGCAAGTATGATCAATATGATATGGATGGTGACGGTATAGTCACTGATGAAGAACTTGAGCATGCGAAGGAAATAAAAGAGACGGAAAGAAATTTAAGAAAGAGTCTAGCCCAACTTAGGATGGCAAGATTTACCTTAATAGGTATGGGGATTTTTACAGCAGCAATGTTCACCCCTTGGGTTTCAGTAGAGAGAATACAAGCGCTTTCAGAAATTTCGTCATTATTTTACATTTCAGGCGCAGGTATAGTTGGGGCCTACATGGGGACCACCGCTTGGATAGCAAAGAAATAGCTTAGGGGGATTTGTAAGCATGTGGGGCATAAATGACAGGACCAGCAGCTTACAGGCACAAATAAACAGGAGAAGAAGCAATGTTACAGGCGTTGATCGGACCAGTCACAGGGATTCTGGACAAGTTCATAGAGGACAAAGATCAGAAGAACAAGTTGGCTCACGAAATAGCGACCATGGCCGAAAGACAGATGCACGAAGCCAACATGGGTCAGATAGAGATCAACAAGGCAGAGGCGCAACATAGGTCTGTATTCGTCGCGGGTTGGCGGCCATTCCTTGGTTGGGGCCTAGCGGTTGCCATGATATGGCACTTTGTGTTAGCGCCAGTTACTATGTTTGGGTTTGCATATGCGGGCATGGAGCCACCAGAGCTTCCCACATTCGACATGGACAGCTTGATGACTGTTCTTCTTGGCATGCTCGGTCTTGGGGGTCTCAGGACAGTAGAAAAGGTCAAGGGGCTTACAAAATGAACAAAGATAAGCTACGAGAAGAAATAGCTGAGGACGAAGGGTGCAAATACGAAGTGTATTTGGATCATCTTGGTCTGCCGACATTCGGAATTGGCGCTCTAGTCAAAGAAAGCGACCCTGAACATGGGCAGCCTGTAGGCACACCAGTGAGTGAAGAGCGTGTGCGTCAGAGGTTTAGTTTAGATATTGCAGTTACCATAGAAGACTGCAAAATTCTTTTTGATGGGTTTGATGATTACCCTGAAGAGTGCCAAAGAATATTGGCAAATATGATGTTTAATATGGGAAGACCTCGTCTTTCAAAATTCAAGGGTATGAAATCGGGAGTTTACGCAAAAGATTGGAACAGGGCCGCCGACGAGATGGTCGATTCCAGATGGTATACGCAAGTCCCAAATCGTGCTAGAAGGTTAGTAGCAAGGATGCGGGCTTTAGCTGATTCAGAGGTGTAATCATGGCTTTACCACTGTTATTAGGATTGGGAGGTTCTGCTTTAGCGGGGGCTGGTGCTTTGGGTGCAATGACACCCCTTGTGGCTGGCGCTCTTGGCTCTGGCCTTGGCTCCTTGGCTCAAGGTGATGACCTTGGAACAGCCATAGGGACAGGAATGATGTCCTATTTTGGTGGTAAGGCTCTTGGCGGTATGTTCGGTGGTGGGGCAGATGCTGCGTCTGCGGCAAAGCCATTTAGCGCATCTGGGGTTGACCCTACAGCAGCTGCTAACTTTAATTTCAAAGATGTTGGTTTTACAGGAAGCCCTGCTGCGGCCAACCCATTTGGGGCGTCCCCTGTTGCCGCCGCCCCCACAACATCAGGAGGCATGTTTACTGATTTCTTAAAGCAGCCAGCCGGTGCAACAATCAAAAGCACTGGCCTTGAGGGTCTGAAGGAGACAATGAAAAATCCTTATGCTTTAAGTGCTGTAGGTACAACAGGCTTGCTTGAGGGAATGAAGCCACAGGGGCTGGATATGCCCTCAGATGATTACCCTGATATCCCTGAAGCAGACAAAGCAACGCGCAAGAGAAACCCGATACCACCCGGCTACAGGCCCGGCATTGACCCAGAGATGCCGTACTTCACCTATGCAGAAGGTGGTGAGGTATCAAAGCCTAACGACAAAGAGATCATCAACAATGCTGTTAACGCCATTAAGGGTTCAAGCCCAGAGCCAGAGAGGGCGTTGGCTATGTTTGTCTCTTCATATGGCGAAGAGGCCCTCAGAGATTTGGTTGGACGTGTACGCAGCGGCGAGTTTGATGACAACGCACAGACCACAGAGGGTATGATAGAGGGCATTGGAGACGGCATGGACGATATGATCCCAGCCACGCTTGAAGGAGAGCAAGATGTTGTCCTATCTGATGGAGAGTTTATCGTTCCTGCGGATGTGGTTAGCGGGTTGGGCAACGGATCGACTGACGCTGGCGCGAAATCCCTCTATGAGATGATGGACAGAGTTAGAGAAATGAGGACAGGCATGTCAGACCAGCCTGACCAAGTTCCACAGGATATGATGCTGCCAGCATGATGATCACAGCCGTCCCCATGGAAGGGGTGGACATTGTTTGGGATGATGTAACAAAGGTTTTGAAAGACTCTGTTGCTACATCCTCTGGTAAGTTTGAGATAGAAGACCTAAAAAAGGATTTGAAAGAGGGTATATTGGTGCTTTGGCTAATTATGGATGGCAGAGAGGTTGTTGCCGCTATAACAAGCCGGGTTATGGAATACCCCGGAAGAAGGGCCATGGCTCTTGATTGGGTCGGCGGCACTCAGATGAGGAAGTGGTTGCCTATGGCACTCAGCACGTTGCAAGATTATGCAACAGACTGCGGGTGTAAGCACCTAGAGGGATATGGGAGAAAAGCATGGGGCAGAATCCTACAGAGGTATGGATGGCAGCCTGAATACATAGCCTACAGGATGGAGCTAGGTAATGGGTAAGGGTAAGCAACAAACACCAGCGGATCAGACTGTCATTCAGTCTAATTTGCCTAAATATGTCAGACCATATTTTGAGCGCCTTCTTGACCGTACAGAAGGTGAGTCTCTGCGTGATTACGAGGCTTATGAAGGGCAGCGTCTGGCTGGAGAGGCTCAAGATACGCTAGACGCCAGAGAGAAAGCGCGTGGCGTAGCAGGCTCTGGAATAGCTGGCCTTCCCATGGCGCAAGGCGCAACAACCGCTGGCATTGGCCGCGCCCTTCAGGGCATGGGCTATCAGGCTGGTCAGTTCGATTCTGACGCGGCGGCACAGTATATGTCCCCTTACATGCAACAGGTGGTAGATGTCCAAAAAGAACGAGCTATTCTGGACGCTCAAAGGGCGGGGGCGGGTAGAGCCGCAGAAGCTGTTGGGCAAGGCGCGTTTGGCGGCAGCAGAGCCGCAGTCCAAGAGGGCATGGCGGGAGAGGCTCTTAACAGGCAACTCGCAGAAATACAGGCTTCGGGGCAGCAACAAGCATTTCAAGAGGCACAAGGACAGTTTGAGCGAGACAGAGCAGCCAGAGCAGATGCAGAAAGACTAGGTCTTGGCGCTGCTGAATTGGCTGGAGGTCAGGCTCGTGGCCTTGCTGACCTTGGTAGGCTGGCACGAGAAGGTGACATTGAGTCTGCTCGTTTGCTTGAGCAAATAGGCAAGGATGTCACTGGCAGAGAGCAGGCCGGTCTAGATCTTGCGTATCAAGATTTTGTCCGGCAGCGAGATTATCCAAGAGAGCAGCTACAGTTCCTGTCTTCAGTTCTGCGCGGCGTTCCTGTGCAGCCTTCGACAGAAACAACCACCATGCAAGCATACAACCCGATTCAACAGCTTCTAGGCACGGGTATATCTGCTCTTGGTCTGTATAAGGGGCTTGGCCAGTAATGAACATAATTGATGTACAAGACCAGCTAAAGAACTTCTCAGAGCAACAGCTTATTTCAGAGATGCAGATGCCATCTGGTTCTGCACCTCAGTTTCTTGTATTGAGTGAGATCAAGCGCCGTAAGCGCGTCCGTGATGACTTCATGAAGCGTGAAGCTGCAAGCCAGCCCACGGTAGCTGAAGAGGCCATAGCAGCCGCTGGTGTGCCTCAGAGTGGGGTTATGGGCATGTCTGAGGCCATGGCACCGCAAGCAGCAGTAGCTGAGGGTGGTATCGGCTCTGTCATGCCGCAATCAATGCGCCCACAAACCATGCCAGCCCCCACCGATGACGCTATTCCTATGCGCTCTGGTGGCTTGGCTCAGTTTGGTCAGGAGCTTTCTGGCAAAGTGTCAGAGGGTGTTGAGCCGTTCCTTGATGAGGTCGAGGGCATGGCCCAAGATCGTTTCGGAGTGGACGTAAGTGGTCCGTTGCAAGGGGGTATTGCAGACCTCTCCCAACCGTATTATGAGATTGCACGACAGCCTATGTTTGAGGATAGAATCCCGGGCTTTATGCAGCCCGGTTTTGCAGGAAGGCCATCCCCATTTCCTGCACTCCCAATCAGGCGCGGTGGTAAAGGTGGCCCACGCGCTGTTGCCTATAACGAAGGCGGCGTAGTAAGAGCGGCTAACGGTCTTCCTCTCGGCTTGCGTCAGAACAACCCCGGCAACATACGCCCCGGTGCTGGCTTCTACGGAGAGACAGGTCAGGGCGGTGGATACGCAGAGTTTGGCTCTGAAGATGAAGGTCTGAGGGCATTGGCTAGGCTTCTTGGCACATACAGCGATAAGTATGGCATCAACACCTTGCGTGGCCTGACATCACGATACGCCCCAAGGTCTGACAACGAAGAAAGCTTTGACAACTATATCTCGTATCTAGGCGAAACACTTGGAATGGACCCTGATGAAGAGTTCGATCTCAAGGGGCGTAGAGATGATATCATTCCTGCCATCGTGGGCTTTGAGCAGGGTCGTGACTACGGAGACAGGTACTCTGATGATCAGATAGCTCGTGCTATCAGGGCTGCTGGCACAGAGGACGAGGCAGAGATTGCAGGGATACTAGCGAGTGGCAGTGAGCCTAATCTTGCTAGTCGTGCATTGAGCGCGGTTGGAGAAGCTGTATTTCCTTCCGCAGAGGCGTCTGGCCCAGCGATGAGAGATGTAGGAACTCCTCAAGAGGAGTTTGATAGAATCCAATCTGACAGAGCTTCACAGTCTTTTGCAGATCAGGCATCTAGGTTTGCTCAATATCCACTAGAGATCTTTGGCTTGCCTGTTGATGATGACGCCCCCGGCTCTCCTATCAGTCTCTTTGGATCAGATGATCCAGAGCCGCCCACAATGATGGGCAGGACATTTGATGATGTTAAATCTGCCCCCATGGCTGAAGGCAGCGTGTTACCTGAAGATGATGGCGAGGCTTACGCTGGCGACGTTGACCGAAGCGGTGATGGCTATAACTTGATGAGAAAGAACGGCTACTCAGAAGAAGAAATAGCAGCGGCCAAAAAAGCGGGAGTACCTCCAGAGTTCTATGAAGCAAGAGACGCTCTTGGGGAGGATGGTGGCGTTTTATCTCAAGAAGGCTCTATTGACTCCTCTTCATTTGATCAAAGTGATATTCCTTTGCGCGACAAAAGCGGAACTGGGCCAGTGCTTTCTTACGAGGACATTGCAGAGGCGTATAGGTCCGCTGAAGAGTTTGGAGAAAGGGCTGATTATCAGGCAAGCCTTGATGAAGAAAGAGATAGCGATGATCTTGGCAATGCCCCTACAAAGCCAAAGACTGAGCCTGAAAAGAATACAGACAAAAAAGACACTCCAAAGGGTGGCGGAGACACAGCAGCCCCAACTGGCCTTGCAAAAGAGATAGCAGACCTTCAGGCAAAGCTAGAGAAAGACAGAGAGACAGACAAGTATTTGGCTTTGGCACAAGCTGGGCTGGCTCTTATGTCATCCAAAGACCCAACACTTCTTGGAGCGATTGGAGAGGCTGGCGTTTCTGGTCTAACCGCTTATCGTGAGGCTCAAGACAGATATCAAGAAGGCGTCACCGATTTGATCAACGCCAAAGCAAAACTGCAAAAATCTTCAGGAACAAAAACTGAGTTCACCGCAAATCAAATGTTGCAGCGAGCCAATGAGTTGAGAAAACTAATAGCCGATGGCATGGGGACGGAACAAGATAATATAAGAAACGCCTTCCTTGCTGATATGCTGGAGCAAAGAGCATTAAATATGGGTGGTGGCGGCTTGGGCATGTTTGATGTAGCCACTCAGGAGTAGACATGCCTATTACATACGTCCAAGGACAGTCAGGTAAGGTTTACCCCTTCAACATATCTGGCGTCTCTCCGAATCAAACGGAACAGCAAAAAATAAACGAAGTCCTCATTGGGCTTGGTGACGCCTCTGCTGCCCCTGTGGCTAAAGAAGAAGAGGCTGGGATCGTATCCGGCTTCAAACGTGGTCTTGATAGAGGTATACGGCAAACTGGTGCGCTACTTGGTGACGCTCTACCGGCTGTTGCTGCTGATCTTATAGGCGCTGATGAATACAGGGACAGGCAGTTAGACGAATATCAAGAGACTATGGAGGCAATCAACAGAGAGGCTCCATCATTTGTACCAACGTACAAAGACATAGAAGATTTGGGAGATGCCTCTGTATATGCCGCAGAAACTATAGGCCAGTTTGTACCATCAATTCTAACATCTATCGCAGGCGGTGGCATTGGCGGGTTTGTTGGCAAGAAAGCTGCCGAAAAATTTGCCAAGAAACTTGTGGGTGATGCGGCCAAAAAGGCCGCTAAGAAAGGCACAAAGATAGGCTTTGTTTCTGGTGCCTTTGCTGGCTCCAGCTCTCAAACAATTCCAGAAGTCTACACATCTGTATTTGAGGAGACAGGCGAAAAGAACGCAGCCTTAGCTCTGATAATGGGAAGTGTGAACGCATCTTTAGATGCGATACTGCCTGTGGCCCTCGTGGGCAGACTTACAAAAAAGGCTAGAGACGAAGTCGCCAGAGGGGTTGTGACAAGGTTATTTATTGCTGGCGGCAAGGGCGCTGTAACAGAGGGCCTGACAGAAGGAATACAAGAGTCTAACAACATTCTTGCTGCAAAAATAGTTGACGAAAACATAGATTTCTTCAGCGGCGATAACGTAGA